GTCGTCGCTTTGTACTGTGTAGTTGGCATTGACATAAGTCGTGACACAGTTGTGATTTCCACCGCCGTTGGCACTCAAGGTGCCGTCAGACGATATCGTGAGCCCTGTGCCGATCTTGACCACGCCCAGGTCAGTGGTGGTAGCGATGTCAGCATCGATCTCGAAATCCACGTTTCCGGCTGGACTCAATGGATCTGGAGGTACGCTTTGCTTCAGTGCCCGTCCTGCTCGTACCGCTGTGGGTGCGCGGAAATATGACATGTCACGGTCTCCTTAGATCACATGCCATTCGGTGCCACGGAAGATCACGCTCACGGATCCGTAGTCCACGGTGTTGACGAAATTGGCGGCACCGTCGATGGTCTCGCCACCGGTGCCTTGGATGGTGATGTCACCAGATCCTGGGCCCAACTCATCTTTGATGATGAACATCTTGCCATCAGTGCCAGTGGGCAAGGTCACGGTCACTGGCACAGCAGAGTTGACACCAATGTAGTAGTCATCGTTGGTGGCTGCATAGCTCACCAATGTGACTGTGGTTTCGTATAAGGGATTGCTGGCTGAACCGCCCGTGACAGATATCACACCATTGGTGATGGTGATACCTGTGCCGGCCTGTACCAGTCCAAAATCTGTTGTTGATGCCAAAGGTACTTTGTAAGACATGTTGTTTTCCTTTTATAGTTGTATGATAGTACATCTCACACTGGGTGTCGCTGGACGGGTAGGTCCAACTTGTTCGGGCGTGGTCAACAGTCGCAGATTGATATCGGTGCTTTGCCATGCAATCTCTATGTTGTCGCCTGCGTCCAGCGCCACGGTGAAATTCCATGACGCCACCAACACTCCCACTGTGCCTTCCACTGACACCTGGGAATTGGTATTGGGATAGTTGGTACCGTTGCGTACCAACCATAGATCTGCTAAATCTGTTCCAGCATCGGTCTTGTCGATCTGTATCACGAACTGGAAGTTGTAGTTGGCGGTCTTGCTCACGGTGATCTCGGATCCACCTACTAGATTGATACCCACGTTGATGGCGGCATTGTCAAACGTGATGATGTTGACAGCATTGGCCACTGGATTGGTCTGTGTCTGTGTGCTGAAAAAGTAGGCTTGATCCAGCAAGGCCACCGGCACCACACTGATCACTCCGTCAGTGACAGACAGCCCGGAGCCGGACTGAACCACTCCGTAGTCGCCGGCAGTGCTGATCGGCAGCTTGTAGGTCATCAGACCACATTCCATTCCGTGCCATTGAACACCAAGGTTATGCTGGCATAGTCGGTGTTGAGCACATAAGTGGCAGCGCCGTCTATGGTGTTGCCGTTGCCTGACACTGTTATATTGTTGGTGTTGGCATCACCGTCGATGTCCTTGATGATCAAGACTTGCCCAGTGGTGGGTGTTGGCGGTAAGTTTACAGTGGCCGGTGCTGCCACATCCACTCCCAGGAAATAGTCCCCGGCTTGGACAGCATAAGGTGTGGCATCAACGATGGTGACATTCACTGGGCTGGGGCTGCCTGCGAAGGTGCCTAGATTGATGAAGTCATTGCCCCAACCTCCAAAGTTGTTGGCACTTTGGAACACCGGTGCCGGCCTTGCTGCCAGCAGTGGGCGTGGGCGGCGTGGGCGGAATATTATGGGACTGTAGTATTGGAACATTTATTTTTCCTTGTTTTCGTCAATGATGTCTTGTGCGGTCAACACCTGTTTGACCTTGTTGATTTTTTTGGTCACTTCGTCCAAATTGGAGAACAGTGGGCCGGCCGCGGGTGCTTGTTCCACTGGTTCTTCAACTTCTGATTCTTTGTCGTCAACGACGAACTTGAGAAGTTGTTCGGCCCGCTCTAAAATCTGTGCTTCTGTGGGATAAGGTGCGAATGGTGGATATGGCAAGCGTTCCCGGCGAGTTTTCCACACCAGATCGGCATCTGCCAACCACTTGTTGTGATCTTCGGCGCGCTTGTTGATGTATTCTTCGTTGAGGAGGGTGCGCGCCATCCTCAAGACCTCCATCCTATGTTTGGCTAGTTCAATGTCCTTGTCTATCATTGTTGTCCCCAATCACTGCGGTTCCATAATCTTTCATGTATGATATAACTGATAGAGTTGATCACCAGTGTAGCAGCTCCTATCGATAGTCCTTTCCAGGGATCTCCAGTTACTACCCAACCCACTGTGCTATTGGTGATCATCATCCAGATCCTCCAGGTCAGAGTTTTGACTGCTGTGCGTGTCAGTGTGTCTGTCATTGCCAGCGATCTAGCACGATAATCAGCACAGAGATCAAGGCTGTGGCTATTGAAACTGCTGTACCCACTACCTTGATCGTCTCTTGTCGATGGTGGTCACGATATTCTTTGAGCCGGGCCAGATCGTGTTCGGCCTCATCTATTCGTTTCTCGAGTGCCTGGTATCGTTCATGGCACAATTCTACATGTGCCTCAAGGTTGTCGCGCTCGATGCCGAGATACTTTTTGGCTGTGACCACAAAACTCATTGTGTTAACCTATCACGGTTGGTGTAGAAGTCTGCGCAACGGTATCCATGTCGCCGGTGTTTATCAAACGCTGACCTGACACTGCACTACGGTTGTAGTTGCCTACAAATGTGTTGTTGGCACTTTGTACCGCGCCTACCCCAGGATAACCGTATCCCACACCGTATCCGCCAAATCCATAATTTGGCCATCCCCAGCCGCCCCATGGGTAACGACGGTGAGCAAAGCTACCGTAGAAGGGGTGGTGATGATATAAACTAAACATATTCAATCTCCTTGTTAAAAGACGAGCAGGGATCACCCGCTCGTCTACTCTCAATTACCAGTAATAGGGACCGTAACCCCCACCGTAGTAGGGATAACCGTATCCATATCCCCAATATGGGTAGGCTAAGCCCCCATAGTAAGGATAACCAATACCGGCTGCCAGGTAAGGCCTGGCGTAACCCCAGGGCCTATAGAACATGGTCTCTTCCTCCGATTAAGTGATCGAAGTTGGAGTCGATGTCTGTGTAGTACCTGTCATGGTTCCGGTGTTGACCAGACCTTGGCTAGAGATTGCACTGTTCAGTGCATTGATGGCAGCGACACTGTTGGCACTTTGATAAGCACTGACAGCACCACCGTAGGCCAATCCAAGACCGCCGTACAAGCCATTCAGACCTGTCAGAGCTGTGTTGGTATTGATCAGAGCCGTGTTGAGGTTTTCACGGTTGATGCCGTTGATGAGCTGGCGTGTGAGTTCAGCTTGACCCATCACAGCTTCGCGTGTGCGAGCAGCTTCTTGCATGACGAGAGCGTCAGTGCGAGCAGCAGCCAGCATGGCAGCTGTGTTGGCATCGTTGACTGCCTGCTTGGTAGCAGCCAGAGCCTGGTCCGTGTGGAATGCTGTCTGCATGGCACGGTTGTTGATGTCGTTGCTTTGTGCAACTTGAAGTTTGTAGTTTTCGAAAACGCTGTCAGAAACTTTGGTGTTTACGGCCTGGATTTGTGCGCTCAGGGCGTAGAAAGGATCTGTTGTGAATGCTCCTGTTACTTCAGCCATTTTAGTTGTCTCCTTTTAAATGGTATTAAACCGGACGTCCCGGTAACAGTACTTAGAAGCAAACGGCCATGAAAAAGCCAGACTTGAGCCTGGCCTAGTACTTCTGCAACAATTCGAGGTCGATCACGACATGGCAAATTTTTCCGGGAACTGCTTCACGATCCCGTCGGCAAAAATGTTTGCTATCTCTCGAGCCATGTCAAAGGTCTTGTCTACCGCATTCATGTCCTCGTTCCAGGCTCGGGCCATGCGCATCTGGAATTGACTGATCCAGTATTCGGCCATCTGATCAACAAGAGTTTTCAATCGTTGTGAATTCCATACTCCGGGATTTAGATTAGACAATAGATCAAACAAATCGGTGTAGTCTTTTCTTAATTTTGCAAACATATCGACCACGAATTTATCTGTGCTGATGTTGAAATTGTTTGGTGGCCGTTTGAAATAGTCAGAGATCTGTATCATGTCAGTGACTAGATCTGTCATGACTTCGCGGAATCGAGTCCCGGGGTCTTTGCCAAAGTACTCTTCGATCACCGATGAAAGATCAGTGACATTGCCTTTGACCCAGTCTCTGTTGGCTGACAAGTCTGGCAAGTCAGCTAGACACGACACTACATGGCTGCGGTTGCGCCAGACATAGTCGTTCCAGAGATTGATGCATTGTGCATTGAAGTTCCCTATCTTGGCAGGATCTTCTTGGAAATATTCTGTGATGACTCTATAGACCATTTTTATAACCTCGCTCCGTTGTTGACTGCCAGGGCCAGTTGCGTACGGTTCCTGACACCGTATCGTTTCAAGATGGCACTGACATGTATTTTCACTGTGCTTTCTGATATGTTGAGTTGGCGTGCGATGGCTTTGTTCGATAAGCCTCGTTCGCACAACAGTTTCTGTACTTCTTGCTGGCGATCAGTGAGTTCTATACCAGCAGGTTTGTTTTGTTTAGAGAGCTTTTCGGTGACCCTGACACACACCTTGGGCCAATGTGTGGTGTCTGGCTCCAGCAAGACATTATAAGACTCTTGCATGGCCTGCCAGCCAAAATCCCTCAGTGTCGGGATCAGACCACTTATGCCACAGTCACGGAATCGCTTGGCTTCATCCTTTGTGATCGGGTCGTTGATCAGCACTGTCACTTTGGCTGTATGTGGCGAGAACCTGGTTTCTACCAGAGTAGTGATAGTCACCACTGTATTCCGTAGTTCCTCCCCCAGTTGCTGCGCGATTTTATAGGAAAGATTTATTATAGTCGGTGCCTGCGTGTTATCCGCTGTGGCTAGAAATGCATACAACTGTTTGAGATTGGTCAGCATCACCGGGCGCAAACACCTCTCTCCGCATTGTATAGCAAAATGCTCAGGAGGTTCCTCGTTGGATACCCTGACTACTGTTGGTAAATCGTCGATCGATATCTGGTATTCGGCCATGGCAAATCTTTCCTTTTCTTACATAGATACTTAAATCGTGGCAGCCAAGGAAAACTAGTACTTGGTTGCGAGTCATACTTCATTGGTGATCGATATAACTTTTATATACAACAATACAGGATATTTTTCCACAGTCAATACTCCCGGGGGTATCTATTTCGTCGTGCGGCACAACACGCATTAAGATATTTTGACACATACACCGCAAAAAAACGGCACCTCAGTGCCGTCAATGACTTAGTTAGATGAGTTCAGTGAGTTTTCAGTGGGTGTTCAGGGTTGGCGAATATTGCCGAATCAACTCGCGCTCACGGGCATGGGCGGGTTTACGGCCACGCACGATCTCGACGAGTCCGTAAGTGTGAGCTTCGGGGCCATGCTCCCTAATACTTTCGCACAAGGCCCAAGACTTGTTTTCGGTGAGTGCCCTTCGGATGTGTTTTTGGATGCGGATTTTAAGAGCGCGGCGTACTTGGCTACCGCACACAGTGATACCGATGTATTGCTCATTAGTGACGGTGTTAGTGATACAGTAGACAGCATGTTTGGTGTCTTGTCTACGGCGTCTTTTTGGGGTGGGATTTCTCATTTCCATAATAATATTATACGAAAATGGCAATAATTGGTCAACCAAAAGGTTAGTATGCGCTAACCTATTGATTTTGGGGGGGGGGGTTAGTGTGTACTAACTTAGTATTACCTTTTGTCAGCACACACTAACCAATCGCGTTCGCAACATTATCAGTATATGATAATGGGAATTATCGGTCAACCTGCTTAGTGCAGGGTTTTTTGTCCGCCAACGTCACTGATGCCGAAGATCTCCAGCACTTTCATGATGTTTTCTGGCACTTCGGCTTCTTGATTAGGCACGAAAACGCTCTTGAGTTCACCGTCTGCACCAACTACAAAAGCGAAATCGCCTTCGCCAAGTTCGTCGAAAAAACCACCTTCATCGTTGTCTAGCTCTAGTTCTTCGTTGTCACGCATGATGATGAAGCCTCCAGTTGTTTAAGATATTTACTGATATATTTTTGTAGTTTTAACAAGACTTTATCATCTTGGTCGAAGGTGGCTGCATAGGTCACGAACATGGGGCAGACTTCCGTGGGAATCTTCTTGTGCCAGCTTTCAAAGGCGATGCTGAAACCATAGGCCTCTACCTCGGCTTCGTGGCCGAGATATTCTTGGTCTTCTTTCTCGCCGACGATCATGCTCTTGCTTTTATAAGCCCGTAGCCTACGACGAGCATGATGCTGTTCCCGATGTACCAACTCGTGACCCACTGCTTCGGCCACATCAAAGGCCAACTGCTCCCAGTTGATAAGATTGGTAAAATATGCGTCCTGTTGGGGAGAATAAGTGAGTGCGATGGTCACACAAGGCAAACCCTGGCTGTCGTCATAGCAGTCGTAGAACCCGGTCACTATGATCATGTCAGGACTCACCGCTGTATCTCGGGCAGTCTCTATCCTGAAGATATCGGAAACGAACTGACGACGGACGATCTTGGTTATCTCGGCTGCTGACACAATCTTGCTGTCGTGGGCATATCGTTGCCCCACTCGGCTGATGCGATCATACAGCTCGAAATAACTGTCCTCCATTATCTAAACAAGATCAGGGCCAAGAACACAGCTTGGGTCATGAAGCCAGCGGCGATGGTGATGACATTGAGTATGTCTCGGCGTATCACGGATCTCACAAACATCAATGCCAAGGCTGCCCAGATAAACATCACGATGTCGATGTTGGGCAGTTTGTCAGTGACTCCTTTCATCACAGCCATATAGCTGGGAATAGTGGAGATGTGCAAGAACAAGCCAGCCACCCAGTCAAAGGTTCTAGAACTGATACCAGCGAGATGCGTGACTAAAAAATTTACTGCGAGATCTTTGAATTTGTTTATCATGATTTAGGCGAGTAAAAGATATGATTTCCGATTTTGGTCAACTTCTGATGTGGCCATCCGGGACGGACATAGTCAGCATGATAATACAGGGCATCCTTGAGTCCGGGCAAACGGTAGTTCTCCAAAAGCACACGCTTGGCGGCTTCATAACTTTCTTGATAGGCTTCGGGATTCACTGCACGGCGTTTGTGATCGGGATCACAATACCACGAAAATTGGCACACAGTCTTGCTGAGTACCATGCTCTTTTGATAGACTACTCCGCAAACACTTTTGGGAAAATCTTGATGGACCACTCGATTCATGGTCACTTGGGCCACGGCCACTTTGCCTTCAAAAGGCTCGTACCCGGCCTCCTTGTAGACATTGAGTGCCAGGCAGGCGAGTTGCTGATCTCGTTCAGCAGAGGTAGTGAAGTTTTGTTTCCAGGCAGTACCTGCTTGGAGGTGCTTCTGGATCTTTGATTCGGTAGCATAGATCAATGATACCGAGGCCGCGGCCAGTCCTACTAAGACGAAAAGTACCTCCAAGAACAACTTGGTGGGAAATCTTTTCCCAGGGACTTGCTTCGATACGATAAACTGCATCGTGGGTCTCCTTTCATTTTCTAACTTCTGATAGTATATAAGGGCGACAGCAGATAGATAAACACCGCTATAACCCAATATAGTAGTAGATTATAGCGGTTTTTTAGTATGAAATCAAGGTTTTCTGGGGTTTTATTCTGGACTTAGGCAGCCAGATTGCGACCTTCGTAGAGAGCAGCGATTATAGAGTCACCAGCAGCCGAAAGATCGGCACTGGCCAATTCTTCGATGAATTTGCCCAATCCGATATTCTGTTTGTCCACACCATATTGGTGCAGCTTTTCGGCAAATGTCGTCACTCCCACATATCCGGTTGGGCCCGGGTAGCCAAGATTGATACCGGCACCCTCTAACGCACCTGCTTCTTGGTCCAACGCGATCTGTATCTTTGCCAAGAGATTCGAAATCGTGACATCAGCACCGGGACCAAATTCCACCTGGCCTAATTCGACCAACAATGGATATATAGGACCTTGCACCGAAAGAGTGCCTAACATCTGGAATACACCAGGAGTGCCATTGGGCGTGGCCGTGGCTGGCACTGGAGGTTCGGCAGGGCGAGGCGTCCCGAGAGCGGCTAGATCAGGCAAGCCACGATTGAGTCGTTCAGTATTGACTCGGTCCCAAACTATATAGTCATCGCCGGTGTAAGTGAGATCTTCGTCGGCTGTCTTGGTGTACATGGAAGTATCAATGGCGCCACCTGCGGCATATCCCGACACCTCTAACGGGATCGAGGGTACACCGGGCATGCTGGGAACATTGGGCACATGCCCGGGCATACTGGGTATGGAAAGTTTGTCGATGCCGTCCGGCCGCAATTTGGCAGCGAAGTCAGCAGGTAGACCGTCGGGTACTGCAGGTAGGGAAACTGTAGTAAATTTTGACTTCAACGACTCTCCCACCTTGCTGAAATCCGGTGGGGCGGCCATGAGATGTCGTAGTTCAGGAACGCGAGTATTTGCCAGCTTTTTGCCGATGTCGGCGGGATTACCGGTGCCAGCCACGGACTGTAAACTGGCGCCGAGGGCGGCCATGCCATCACTGCCAGAGAGCCCAGGTACCGATCCAGCTGGTAATATCTTGGAAGGGTTTAATGCGTCCGAGAGATTAGATAGTTTTCCCGGAGCGAATCCAGTGGCCTTGGTTATGGCTTCGAGATCTGCGCCTTTTACTTCCGACATGAGTTTTTTGACTGTTTCTTGGTCTGCATCTGTCATGTTGTCAAGATCTATACCGGCCTGTTGTATCTTGTCGCTGATAGATGACGGCAATACACCTTGTGACCCAAGATTCTTGACCAACGATGAAGCATCTCCCATGTTTCCCAGTGCCTCGGGATCAAACATGCTTCCCATGCCTTTGAGGCCGTCGCCGAGTTTGGTCATGGCATCAGCACCGCCCGGAAACGATCCTGTCTTTCCGCCAGTGACGAGATCTTGTATGTTGGTGATACCCGGGCCAAAGTCCGAGAACGATTTGAAATTTTTCAAGGCTGCTGCGGCATCTATGGTGCCGGTGGTCATCGCGGATGCTCCACCGGCGGCCTGGAAGATACTGATGAACTTGCGTATACCTTGTTCGCCTTCGGGCAACAAGTCATTGATCCTGTTTTGCACATTGTCCAACACCATCACCCTGGGCAACTCGTCGACCTTTTCTGCCCATTCAGGAGCTGATCCGATGGTAGGATCGATGTGGTTGTCTTTGCTGAAGCCTCTCAATACTGTACAGCTTCCTAGGGCACGAGTCACTTCAATTGATGGCGAAAGTCCTTCACCTTTGAGAAGATAATCTGTGGCCAATAATACTATGGGTGTCTGTGCCATCATTACCCTCCTATATCCACATCGGGGCTGCCGGCGGCCACAGCATGACCGCACTCAAAGGGATCGCCTACGCGGGCCGCAGCACGGCCTTCGATGAACACTGTACCCGATGCCGCCACGATGGGGTTGGGCACATGCGGTGGGTGTGGTGGACCATAGGGTGCGTGGTCCACGTCCAAGCTGCCTAGCATGGCCGCAGGAAGTCCATTGATGAACACTGTACCAGCGACATCAGCATTGACCATGCCGTCACTGGTGTCGGGGTCGGTTCTTCTTGCGGCCGCTGGCATTAGAGTGCGATTCCTGTTGTCGTTTGTATGTAATGATTCTTGATGGCTTCCGATGTCAGGGCCATCATCATGATGTGCTGGCGTAACAGTTCGATGGATTTGCCATTGTCCACACTGAACATCACTGGCATGATACCAAGACCGTTTTGATTGGGTATCACCACGAAGGGTTTTTCGATCTTGAATCCGTCTGTGAGTTTTTCCGTGACTCGTGCTACGATCTCGTCGCCATTGACGAGCTTGAATGATACAACATCATTGACATCGATAGTCGAAGGGCTGATTAACATTATCTTCCTAATCTTTCATTGAGTTCTTCTGTGGATAGTTTTGAAAGGCCTGTCCACCCACCTTCTACAAATAATTCTCCGTTAAAATAGATCTGTGGCACAGACTTATGTCCTTGGCCAAGAATAAAGTCTCTCGCAGCAGCGTCCTCTTCGATGTTGACTTCCTGGAAGTCTATACCACGGGCCTTGAGGAAGTTCTTGGCGTTGACGCAGTAAGGGCACACGGTTTTTGAATACACAGTCAGCATTCTTATTATTCTCCATCTATTTTTTCTTCTACTATTTCAAACCTGGTCTGAGTCTCTCGCAGATAGCGTTCAAAATACAATCTCCAAGTTTCATCATACGGCTTGTTGACTTCGGCTGCTGACTCATCTCGCCAAACATACTCGTTGTTTTTTACTTCTAAAGAACCATCCTGCACTTTGCTTTCGCGAAATGCTAACTGTCTTTTTTGAGCATCGTAGAATTCTTTTTTCTGAGGATCAGGAAGCGTTTCTACCCACTCATGCAAGTAAATCGGCGAAATACCGTCGGGCCAAGTGTATTTAAACGAATGCTTGACCCGACTCATAATATCACAGGCTGAAACCCTTGAAGGTATCGTTGGTGACGTCTTGTTTAGTTCCGCCTATCACATAGGTGGTGATTTCAGTTTCTTGTGGTGCCACTTGTACTTCAGCACCGGCGATCCATTTAGCAGTCCATGGCAATGGGTTCGAGCCGGGCTTGATGCCACAGTTGAGTCCCACAGCAGTCATGCGCTTACACAATACCCAGTCCACATAGTCGCACAGCAGTTGCTTGTTGAGACCGATCATGGAACCATCTTTGAACAAGTATTCGGCCCAGGCTTTTTCCTGCTCAGCGGCTTCGAAGTAGATCTGTTCGCATTCGCTCTGGGTCTCTTCGCGGATCTCAGCAAACTCCGGGTCATCTTGTGGCAGCAATTTGAGTAGGGTTTGCGTGGACCCTAAATGTATGTTTTCATCCCGGCAGATGAGCTTGATGATCTTGGCATTGCCTTCCATCTTCTTGAGTTCAGCGAAGGCCCAGGAGCAAGCGAACGAAACATAAAAGCGGATGCCTTCTAGGGCATTCACTGATGTCAGTGCCAACCACAGTTTCTTCTTGAGATCTCTGCGATCGACCACTACTGTTTGGCCATTGACGGTGTGAGTACCTTCGCCCAAGACTTGGTACCATTGGCTGGCATCGATGAGTTCATCATAGTAACGGCTGATGCCAACGGCACAGTCCACGATCTCTTTGGTGTCCAAGAGTTCGTCGAAGATCTTAGAAGGATCTGAATACACGTTACGGATGATGTGGGTGTAACTGCGACTGTGGATGGTCTCGTTGAACGCCCAAGTCTCGATCCAAGTTTCTAGTTCAGGCAGGCTGGCCAGTGGCAGGAACGCCAGATTGGGACTGCGGCCTTGTACCGAGTCCAGGAGGATCTGGCGCTTGAGGTTTGAAGTGAAAATATGTTGTTCGTGTTCTGTGAGTTCCTTGAAGTCTTTGGCATCGCGCAAGACATCAACTTCTTCGGGCCTCCAGAAAAATCCCAATTGTTTGTCTGTGAGTTTGTCAAACTGTCTATATTTCAGTGTTTCATATCTTTGTATGCCCACCGGACCGTTGGGGTCCAGGAAGGCCAATGCCTTGGTATGGTCAGATGATTTAGTATTGAATACGGTCATTTTTGTTCAGCCTTGTTTTTTTAAATCACACAGCTCTCGCAATTTTCCTGATCATCGGCTGGTGCCAGTTCAGGTTCTTGCTGTTTAGATACTAATTTATCTACATCAATCTCGCCTTGGCCGTCATTGGTGTTAAAGTAGTAGAGTTGCTTGGTGCCATACTTATAACACATGATCAGGTGCTTGAGCATTTCACTCATGGGAATCTTTTCGTCTTCATAGAATCTAGGATTGTATGAAGTGTTGGTACTGATGCCCTGATCTATATACTTCTGGAGGACGGCGCAGATCTTGAGATAACCTTCAGGGCTCTGCTGATCCCACAGGAGTTCGTATTTATTTTTCAGTTTGCGGAATTCTGGGACTACTTGTTTGAGCACGCCATGTTTGCTTTGTTTCACTGATACATAACTTCTTGGTGGTTCGATGCCGTTGGTGGCGTTGGAAATCTGTGCCGATGTTTCTGCTGGCATGATGGCCATGAGTGTGGCATTGCGCTGACCAAACTTCCGTGTCTCTTCGCGCAGTTCTGCCCAAGGCATGCGCTCTTGATGTGGCACTAGTTCGTCCACTTCGGATTTGCGAGTGTCAATGGGCAGGATACCGCGGGCAGACTTGAGATCGTGCCAGCGATCACAGGCGCCTTGTTCTTTGGCCAGATCCACACTGGCTTTGATGAGATAGTAGCTCCAAGCTTCTGCGTATTCATCGACCAAGGCCAGTGCTTCGGGGTCACTGTATCCAAGATCGTTCTTGGCCAACCAATAAGCGAAATTGATGATTCCGATACCCAATGGGCGGAATTCTCGTGTGGATAATTCTGCGGCTTTGACTGGATAGTTCTGATAACTCAGTAGGGCATCCAAGCCACGCACTGCCAAGGTACACATGTTTTCAAAGTCGGCGGGTGTCTTGACATTGCCCCAGTTGATGGCGCTCAATGTACACAGAGCGATTCGGCCTTCTTCGTCGTTGATGTCATTGAGTGGTACTGTGGGAAGATCGATCTCACAGCAGAGGTTGCTCATCTTCACGGGTGCCACACGCTCGTCGAAGGGACTGTGAGTATTGGCATGATCCACGTTCTGTAAGTAGATGCGTCCTGTGTCTTTGCGCTCTTGCATGAAACGGCTGAAGAGGTCGATGGCTTTGAGTGTCTTCTTACGCAGTTTGGTATTGCGCTCGGCACGCTCGTAGAGTTCTTTGAACTTGTCCTGATCGTTGAAAAAGGCATCATACATCTCAGGCACATCGTGTGGCGAGAACAGCGTGATGTCTCCACCGGTGATCAAGCGTTCATACATGAGTTTGTTGAACTGTACACCATAGTCGACATGACGGACACGATTGTCGTCGGTGCCTTTGTTGTTCTTGAGGACTAACAGGTCTTCAACTTCCAAATGCCAGATAGGATAGTACAGCGTGGCCGCGCCATTGCGAACACCGCCTTGGCTGCAACTACGAGTAGCACTCTGGAAATGCTTATAGAAAGGAACCACGCCAGTGTGGTAGGCATCGCCATTACGGATGGGTGAGCCCAGAGCACGGATGCGTCCGGCGCCAATGCCGATACCAGCCTTCTGCGAAACGTAGCGCACAACGGAGGCGGCGGTAGCAGAGATAGAGTCCAAACTATCATCCGATTCAATGAGGACGCATGAACTGAATTGTTTCTGTGGTGTGCGCACACCAGCCATCACAGGGGTAGGCAGGCTAATGTCATAGTTGCTGATACCATCATAGTAACGCTTGACCCAGATCATGCGTGTGTGTCGGGGATATGCCATGAACAAAGTGGCAGCGATCAGCATGTAGGCCACCTGGGGCGTTTCAAAGATCTCGCCAGTGACACGATTCTGCACCAGATACTTGCCACGCCATTGCTCCATAGCAACATAAGTGAAACCTTCGTCCTTGGCATGACTGAGATGACGGTCCATTTCTGCGAACTCTTGCTCGGTGTAGTTATCTAGGAGTTCTTGTGTGTAGTAACCGATTTCGACATTACGCTTGACGATGTCATAGAGCGGCCAAGGTTTGTAGTCGCCGTAGACTTGTTTGTGGATGTGATAGGTCAGCAAGCGACCTGCCACATATTGGTAATTGGGATGTTCTTCGCTGATGAGGTCAGCCGCCGACTTGATCAGAGTCTCTTGGATGTCCTCGGTTCGGATCCCGTTGTAAAATTGTATATGGCTTTTGATTTCTACTTCGCTGGCGCTGACTCCATTGATACCTTCAGTCGCCCAAAAAACCACTTTGTGTAGTTTTTCGATGTCTAGCGGCTCGCGGCGGCCGTCTCTTTTAATCACAGTCACTTGACTCATTGATACCTACCTCTGTTCAAACAGTTATTATAATTACTTCATCAAATCGACTATATCATGTCGATGCTTTAAAACAAATGTGTTGGGAATGTGTTGTTTATTTAACACCTCACCGTCTATCATATTAAGTACATATTTTCCATCATCGATCCAGACTAAATTGTAATTTAGTCGATGTACCTGATCGTAATAAGTTCTTATTTCCCCCGAGGGTGCATGCACGGTCAATGTGATAGTATACAGCATGCCCAGGGCTTTTGCAACATCACAATAGTAGTTTTCGGAGATCAACAACCAAGGATCTGGCCAGGCTGAAGAATCGGCGGGATCAAGATAGTAAGGACTAAACGGAGAGTTTTGCCAAAAGGCCGACACATCGGCCAATGCCGATTCCAGAGATCTGGAATCGAGAGTCTTACGAAATGTTCGCCAGTGAGCCAACCGTTCACTGGTTTCTAGTTTCCACATTGATTGCTTTTATAGATAGTATTTTACGGTGTAAGACATTTCAGCCGCAGACGAGGAAGCATTGTTATAGGACACTGCCCCGGTGTCGGAATCAACAGATAGTTCGATTTGTAGATCATCGCTCTCGATGTAGTCGTCTTGGTGTTGATACCCCGATGCATTAGCTGATGATTTGAATGTGCCGGTGCGTGTTTCGCTCCCGTCGGTGATCATGTAATCCATGATTAAATGCTTGTAATCAGCCAATGAAAAAGAAATAGCATGTTCGCCTACAGCCAAAGATTCTTTGACACCTAAAGTTTGCTGTTCGCTGCCGCGGCGATCGTCTAGAGGCGTCGTGGTGAATAGGTTGCGCTCAGTTATATCAGTGGAATCCATCCTTGACGAAGCCGTGATTATGACTCCATTGGTGGTGTCAGATAAAACTGTGTCTGCATGGAGGTCCACGAAAGAACATCCCTTGATCACCAATCCGTCAACTTCTCCGAAGGTTTCGATTCCAGCGTTGTGCAAGGCAAATTCACACTCATTGAAAAATACTCGCTGTGTTGGGAAGAATCCACTGGCCCCGCTCAAATAGACTGCCGCATGAGAGGAACCCGCATCACTGCCGGGCATAGAGGCTCCGGTAAACGAAACACGATGGAAGTAGATATCAAATCCTCCGTCGATAACGACGCAAGGGTTCAATTGATTCCCCCCATTTTCGAATCCAATGTCGGCGATGGCATAGTCACGAGCCTGTGTGGGTATCGACCCGGGTTTGTCGCCGAGATTGGCGCCGATAGCGCCGTTGTTGTCTGACAGTCTTGCGATGGTGGTCACATCTTGTTTGCTGCCAATGATGGTATTTTGTTTTCCGTCACCCACGATCCTTACAAAGGGAGGGATTACGATGGTGTCCGACACCAGATAATAGCCCGCAGGGAAGTAAACAGTACGATGCATGTCGATGCCGCCAATGGTTGACGAGTATGCATAGGCATTGTTCAAGGCACGGTTGATGGCATCCGTATCATCAGCATCACCGTTGCCCAGTGCGCCAAAGTCTCGCACATTGACAAAATCGTCGAGTTTTTCTTGCAAGGTACGACGGAATCCTTCTTCGTTGTCGGCTGTGATTGCCACTGCACCGTAAGGAAGACCCTTGAACTGGAATTGGTCAAACAGGGCCAAGATGTCAGAATGCTCTGTGAGTATTTCTGTTTTGCCTTCTACAGGGGCACCTTCGGTCAAAGTACCGTTGCCGATGTAGAGTTTCCTTGAGTCGATGCTCCAGCCCAGCTCAGCAGATGCCAGGTTGGGCAGGTCTTGTTGTAGACCTCTGCGATGCTGTATACGCGATATTTGGATGATGGCCATATTCTTGTAAGATTCCGTGGTTGTCTGTATTTATGCTGGCAAAGGTCAAATGTTTTTAAGCGTGAACAGCTTTTTAGGCAGGTGTTCTTGGGCCGGCAGGATGTCGCCGCGGCTATACATGAATCCACACATGTTACAGGTCTTTTCGGGAGACTTTTGACGAGAAAACCATTCATCGACGGAGGATTCCGAGGCCGAAATATCCAGAGATTGGTAATCTTGATAATAGGGTTTCCACGCAGGATCGCTACCTAGCCCATAGGTATCTAGGGTGTGATTTAATACCGCACGAGGTGGGCATTTCCACAATTTTCCATCGTAGATCTGCACATAATTCTTGATATGGCATTCTCGATGATTGTCTAACAGTGCCTGCTCGTCGTTGTAGTCGTGCCACGGTCGTAACCCAGGGCCGTGTCCTCGGTAATGGCTAACGAAATGTGTTTCATATTGCCGGGTGAAACTCAGCATCACTATGTTGCGAGTTCCACTGCTGTCCTGTAACAGATGAAACTCTTTGTCGGGGCCGTCCCAGTCTGTGCCAGTGGTCCAATGCAGTCCCATGTTGGGGAATCGCTTGACGCATGCTTCTAATATGAGATCTTTGAGGCGATTGAAATTATCTAACACCAAGCTATAATAGGGTTCCGTGGTGGTATGATGCGTGACACTGAGAAACAACCGGTTGGGGCCATGAGCGAACAATTCATCGACATGGTCAAACAATTTGTCGATGTAATAGCCATTGGTATTGACCCATATGGGCATGTCGTAACCGTCCCAGGTCTTGGGCCAGCATTCGGCGGCTAGCCGGAACCAATCGATCAGCTTTGGGTTCATGGTGGGTTCACCACCAAACAAGATCAATCGTTTGGGAGTGATGTATCGACTCCAATGCCGGATGGCAGTAGCGACTTCATTGATGTCTTGCAGTCCCTTGACTTCACGGTGATCGCTAAAAGTACAGCAACCTTGGCAACTGAGCTGGCAGCTACGGATTATAACAAGATCTAAATTGTCAACAACATGCTTCATAGTCGATAGTACTGCTCGACTCGGCGCATCCACTGTTCGCTCCAGTGTGCAAACTCGTCCTCGTCGACTACGAATTCTTGGTATTCTGGCGTAGATTCTGGAGTTTTAGGCTGCGCACACATCAAGATCACGCCAGTTTTGATGTCAGTGCCGTGCATGTTGTTGTGGGCGGCAGCGTAGGCCGCGAGCTGTAAGAAATAATCTTCGATCCACTCGCGCTTCTTGGGTTTGTTGGTCTGCTTGAAGTCCATGATGGCCGGGCGACCCTTCCATACACCCAAGCAGTCGGTGGTGCCAGCGTAGAGACCGCTATAGTACAAGGGCACCTCTACACCCCAGAACTCGTCGACATTGTTCAAGCCTTTGAGTATGACTTCGGCGGCCATGAACCACGAGGGCTGTGCGAAAGGATTGCCCGGCAAATCTTTCATCTCTCCGGTCTTGACATAGTGCTCGAGATAACTGTGCATCCTGGTACCACGGTTGGCAGCTTCGGTGACGATCTGTTGTGCCTTGGCTTCGCCTACACTCTTCTTCCAGCGTTCCAGAGCTTCGATTTTTTCTCGGGGCTTGGTGCGGTCTAAGATAGTGGTCACCGAAGGAACCTTGCTGCCGTCGGGCAGGCAATAGTGTCGCTTGCCATCGATGGTTTCTCGATCGCAGGGTGTGTAGTCGTAACGATGTGTGATCAATTAGATTCCAAAACTACTACCACATCCACAGGTAGTTTGTGCATTGGGATTACTGATAGAGAAATTACTGCCCATGAGGTCTTCGCGATAGTCAATGACAGCGCCCTGAAGGTATTGCATGCTCATGGCATCTACCAAAACTTTGGATTCACCGATACTGACCTCAAAGTCATCGTCATTTTGTTCTTCGTCGAATGTGAAGCCGTACTGGAATCCCGAACATCCGCCGCCTTGAACGAATGTGCGTAGAAACAAGTTGGGATTGTTTTCTTCAGCCAACAAATCCAAGATTTTAGTTTTTGCTGATTCTGTTATTTCGATCATACTCGGAAACTTTCTCCGCATCCACAGCGGTCTTTTTCATTGGGATTGATGAATTCAAATCCCTCATTCAATCCCCGCTTTTGCCAATCCATGGTCATACCGTGCATATAGACCATGTGTCGTGAGTCGATGTAGACGCGGATGCCATCGATGTCATAGTGCGGGGCATCTACCAATCTCCCATCATCGACATATTCTAACACATAAGCGAGCCCAGAGCAACCGGTAGTTCGGACGCCAACACGGATGCCAATGCCCCGACCGCGCTGTTCCAGGAAATAGCGTATTTTTTCATTGGCAGCTGGTGTTATTGATATCATCGTTTACGAGCCCGTTTGACAGCAGTCTGGAATCGGAGATCGCTGACATAATTCTTGAATGTCAATCCATTTAAATGATCCAGTTCGTGCAGGAAACATTTGGCATCTATGCCCTGAAACATGCGTTCTTGCCAGGTACCATCTCGATCCTGCCATTGTGCTGTGGCATACTTGGGTCTTGCTATCTCAAGTTCGACACCGGGAAAACTGAGACATCCCTCGGGCGCCATCCATTGTTCCTGGCTGGCATGCTTGAGTTGGGGATTGTACATGACTATGACTTGGCTGTTTTCTTGTATGTGCATGGCCAGCACACGGAACCGGTATCCAACTTGGTTGGCAGCAAGACCAATACCGTGTTCTTCCAGCATAGTTTCGACCAAGTCGGTTTCTAGTTGTTCGATGTCATCAACCGGTGGTTGAGAAAAATCCCAAGGCGAGCAAGGCTCAAGCAGGACAGGGTCCGGCCAAGTTCTAATAGTTAATCTCATTGGTGCTTTTTACGGTAGTCTTCGATGGCTGCTTTGATGGCGTCTTCGGCCAGGATCGAGCAGTGTATCTTCACAGGAGGTAATGCTAACTCCGTGGCGATCTCGGTGTTCTTGATCTCGGCTGCTTGGTCCAGGGTCTTGCCTTTGACCCACTCAGACACTAGACTGCTACTAGCGATGGCCGATCCACATCCATATGTCTTGAATTTAGCGTCGGTGATGACGCCATCTTCTACTCGTATCTGTAACTTAAGAACATCTCCGCAAGCCGGAGCTCCCACGAGTCCCGTGCCTACTGCTGGATCGTCCTTAGGCAAGGAACCCACGTTGCGTGGGTTCTCATAGTGATCTAATACTTTGTTTGAGTAAGCCATGAACTAACCTTTCGGTTTAGTTTACTATTTTTTGCTGAACATGTCAACGAGTTTGGCTTGGATGGCCCGGGCCCAGAAAGGCTGTGGGAAGTTCCAACCGACAAACGCACCTACTGCTATCCAGAATAGTGTATCCATCATGAGTTGCTCCTTGATTTATGAACGATTTTTGAGAGCACGCTGAGCCATGGCATCAACGGTCTTCTCAGGATTCATTGCGCGGCTGCCCGATGCCAGTGTGGGGGCATCGTCAATGGCGTCATCACTGAATGTCTTGAGGTACACATACTTGACGCCATGCTCGTCATCTTTGATGTCTTTGATGAGGTTCTTCACTGACTCATTGGTCTTAAAAGCGCCCAGTAGGCTGTCGAGATTGAACTCTTCGTGACCTGTGCCTTTGACCATACCAATCAGGCTGTCAACACGCACCTTGGGAACAAGGTGCTTGTCATGGCTGCGATTACGCAAGAATTCCAAGGCAGTGATGAGGTTGGCGTCACCGCGAGCATCAGCCTCATCTTCGATGATGTCGTCAACCAGTTTGCTGTTGAACTCTTGGAGTCTCATTATCTACGCTCGCGGCCGATCTCTTCTTCGCCCCCGGCAGCTGCATCAGTGGCGGCGAATTCGTCGGCGGGTTCTTCTGCATCAAAATCACTTTCGGGGGGAAGTTCGCCGGCAATGTCAGCACCAGGTATGGCCATGTCAGTGGCGGGAGCTTGTTCGCCGGCTAGGGCACGGGCAGCACCGTCGGCACCTTCGCGGCTCTGCTGCAGGCTCTGTGCCAGTGCGTCCAACATGGGAGCCACTGTGGCTTTGAATGCATCGGCTTGTTCCATGCCAATCTGATCGCGGATGGCGTCAAGCAAAGCAGGCATCTGCTCGTTCTGCATCTTGCCAACTCGCTCCATCATGTCTTGCATGCTGTCGACGATGTCACGAGCAGCCAGGATGGCTTCGCTCTTGGCTGTTTCAGATTCCGTGACCACTGTTTCTTCGGCGATCACTTCGGCATCATTGGCCAACCAGCTGTCAAGACCTTCTTTGACCATGAGCATTTCCATGTACTTGGGGTTCTTTTCTGCTGTATGCACGCCGTGGCTGGCACGGATGGCAGCTAGGCTTTCGCCTATGGCTTTGGCCAGACGCTGTGCTTTGTCTGTGGTGAGAGTGGCGTAATCGATGGCAAAACCAAAACGGCTTTCCATGACACGATTGAGTTTTTTTGTGCGGCTGGCGCCGCCGATTTCTGTAAGTTTCATGATTTAGGATCCCAAACTTTCAAGTATTTAGTTGATTTTAAACTTTTTTCAAGATTGTTTTTGGCACTGTTAAATTGTGCTTGTGCCTGCAGATAACGGTTCCAGACGAACTCGGTTTTCACTACATCTTTTTTACGGGCACTGTTTTCTATGCTTTTCTTGTAGAATGCGAGATCTGTAGACAGTTTCAGCATGCGATTATCTAGTATCAGTATTTCTCGGGCTTGTTGGAAACGACCCAGGTGCTCTAGCATGCAATAAGCCACCGCCGCACTTTTCCATAAAAAAGCAGAAACCACTTCGCCCACACGATTCTGTACTTGCCAGGTTTCGTTGGAAAGGTGCGCCACAGAAAACCTACCCACTCGATACCCGTTTCCCATGGGGATGATCAATGGATCACGATTCGTGATCAATGCCGCCGTGGCCTCTTCCCGTGCCCAGTGCTTGATATAGGCCACAGCGAGATCCGCTGCGATCTCTAAATCTCTTACATCAGACTCGGTGGACTTGTGCTTTTTACGGGAGGATCTTCTACGAGATTTTTTTACGGTATGTGATTCTACCATCTTGATTGGTTCTCAACAAGACATCCTTGTTGACTAGTTGATTAGCTACAACGACCTGACGCTCGGTCAAGTCTGATTTATGTATTTCGTTACTGTTTTCAAACACACCCAACAGATCACTCTCCTCGTTGCTGATGGCGAGTTGTATTTTGTTGAGCAGTTCTACTATCTTCATTTATTTGTTGATGAGATGGACTAGCAGTCCGATTATGGCGGTTATACCCACGCCCAATAATGTTGTACCAATGGTTATCAGTTGTTTGGACTGTGCCAGCGACGATCTACCGATCGCTTGTTTAATGTCATCGATGCCGTGCTCGATCTTGGCCACGCGATTGTCCAACGAATTAAGTTTATGTTCCAATTGTTCATACCTTTCCGCGCAAAGTTCTACGTGCGCCTCAAGGCTTTTCTTTTCAATATCGGTAGAAGACATCGACTTCTGTTCCTCGCTCTTTCAAATAGGGCGATGCTGTGAATGTGCCAAAATGTGCCTTAAGAGGTGCCTGTGTATGCCTATCGCATCAAAGTATATTTAAGTCAAATGCCGTAGGTTTAAAATATATGTTTTTAATCGACCCGTAGGGATGGAATATCGGTAGCATGAACTTGGCTGTTTCTGCTAAACCAACGAGTATAGGGACTTGGGCAAAATCTCGTTCTAAACCGCCAACTGGGTCGTTGTCTTCGAGCCAGACATCGTCGTGCTCGACAGAGAAGTTGACCACCCATACCCGATGGTCGCCTTGATAGAATTCACCAAATTCCAAAGATTCAAGCGGGCCTTCGAGCACTATGGGACCTTGTATGTCCAACGGTTGGGCACGAAGTCCGATGGTCTGCAACACCGTCTCCCAGTTCCGCTGTTGATCACGGACCAGCCCCGAACCATGCAGTGCACCGGTCCGTGTGATATCTACCAATGTCAACAATGTATACTGTCTATTACCCATGCTTGTACTTATGGCCATAAAAAAAGCACTTCCGAAGAAGTGCTTTTGTTTTCTATATCTTAACTGGGTTAAAATTAGAATGTGGCAGCAACGGATACGTTGCTGACATCGGGCTCTTCGCCGCCCTGTACCAGAACTAGTACTGTGTTTGTACCAGCGTTGGCAACACCAGCGATTGTGCCTGTTGCGCCTAGGGCTGCCACTGCTGTGTTCAGCTCGGCAGCTGTTACAGGTGCGGAACCTGTGACTTCGCACAGGTATGTGACTGGGCCAATGCCGTTACCGTTGATGACGTCTACGCCGTTTGCTTTTGTTACTGTAGCCATTTTTAAATCTCCTTAGAATGTTGGACGCTCAGAGCGTCTCACAAATATATTTACCATCTTGGAAAAAATTAAGGGTTCTTGGCGAAGTTGGCCGCCGAGAAGCCGGCGCGATCCACTAATTTGATGAGACCTTCGGGGGTACTGAACACATAGCCTTCGCCGCCGGCGGCACCATTAACTGATGCTTTAATGGTCGACTGTTGTTGATCCAATTGTTGTATGTAAGCGAGCTTGACCTGCGACAGTGCATCAAATATCGCGAATGTGGATTTTACTCCCAGACTGTTTTGGAACAGATATCCGTCTTGGTTTTCGCCCAGCAAGGTCTTGAGCTTGCCAGCGGATATACCACTGGTAGTGATCCAGTCGGCAAAGTTCTTTTGTTCGCCCTTGACTCGAGCATTGACATATCTCTGCATGAGAGCAGGAAGATCAGAGATCTTGTTTTCTCTCAGTGAGATAGGATCTAAGAGTTGATCAATGGCCGACCCACCTTGCCGTAATATCTTCTTGGCATTGTCGATCAGCCTCACAGGTGTCTTGAGGTCAGGGGTATCAGGTAATTCAGGAGAAAGTATCACCACTGGACCATCTTTGGCGAGATCACCGGTGCTCCCTCCTAAAGGTTGAGCAAGCGTATCAAAATCTTCAAACCATTGATGTACTACTATGCCGCCAAAGCTGTTTGCGATGAGTTTACCTAAATCACTGTTGGCTGCGACACGGTATGTCACTGTATTGGGTTTAAAAACAAATTCACCGCGGATAGGACTCAATTTGCCTGACCACAAGAGGTCTCCCCAATAGTACCCACGACTATTGGACGGAACTACTCGTTCTAGACCAGGCCATAGTATGGCAAGTTTTTCGTAAAGGTCGCCGCGGTTGACACCACGGTTGGCATCATAGGCTGCGAATGCTTGGGGACTGGTGATCCTGCGTCCAGACCCGTCTTTTTTTAGGAACATGTGTTTGTCTACGACTACGAGCTCACCATCGACATTACGACCAAAGATTAGAGCTGGATAGCCATCCCATTTGACCGTGATGTTTTTTTCGCTGCTGGGTATGCTTTCCAATGCCGATAGGGCTTGTGCAGCACCAGTAGCACGGTCAGAAAACACGAGATCCTCGGGATGTGAAATTCGTATACCCTCAGTGAGAGTGCCAATGAACTCGAATAGATTTACCACTTACGGCAACTCCAATATCTGGCTTTGGTGCGAGGCCCGGGATTGGCGCAGTTGTGTCTAGCTCGGAAACTCTTGCGAGCCTTGGGATTGCTTTTACGGATCTTCATGTTGGGATCACCGAAGTTGACTTTTTTGACATTGCCGGTCTTGGGATCTTTGACATAGACCTTGAATTTCTTGACATCGCCGCGCATGGGCTTACCAAGTTGCACTTTGCGTCCTTGATATTCGGCTTCTTCCAGTGTCTCTTCCACTTCGCCGTAGGCTTCATAGAAAGCATCGCCTTCGTAGGTCTCTTCGAGACTTTCGCCTTGTTTCTTTTTAGCGATGGCGATGGCGGCCTGCTGGGCCGGGCTCACTGCTTCGCTGGTATCTTTAGATTTCATGTAATCACGAACTGTGTCGAGATAGTCGACAGCCTTGGTGATCTTGCTTTGCACCCACTCGGGGAGATTTTCGTCACTGTCAAGGATGCTACGCAATTCGTTGGCAGCATCGGCTGCAGTCTCCAGATCTTGTTGGGCCATCTCACCTTCGCGATCGTATTCTCCACGATCGTGTGGTGCTACTTGTTCTTCGACACCTTCGTTGGGCACACAGTTAGGGACCGTGCGTCCGTTTTTCTTTTTGGTTCCCACTGGATGATAACCTTTCCAGCAAGGATTATCTTTGGGATTCCGTAAACCCTCGATGAGTATATCATTGATTCGCATTTGTTGTATAGTCCTTGTATCCGCCTAATCCCATGGGATCTCCGGCATTTTTGCCAGCAGCAGCAAGTCCGGCTGCGATTCCTTTGGCAGCACCACCTAGGGTCTGCCCCGCGGCGCTTTTGGCCACTGTGTCATAGGCCGTGACTGCTTTTTGTGCGATGTTCTTGGCACCTTGCTGGAATTTAAATTTTGAAACAAGTTTGGCCGCTATTTCTTTAGAAGCCACACGCCCTTGACCGCCACGCTGTCCGGGTTTTTGAACCCATTGCTGGCCCTGGAACTGATACCATAACCCATCTGGTCCCCATACTTCGGTGCCAACTGGAATCGCTCCCGGAGCAGTAGGTTGCTGGGGTTGTGCTGGTTGTGCTGGAGGTGTCGCTTGAGCGGCGGCTTGTTGTCGTTGTTGGATGGCTTTTCTGCGTTGTTTCAAGGCAGCAACTTGTGCTGGTACTGCTGCGGCCTCCTGCATAATCTCAGTGATTTTCATTTTTTATTCTCTTGATGCCACGGAGGAATTTAGCGGGGTCTTGAGATTTGATACTGTTCAAAAGCCTACGCTCGAGCTCGCCAGCGGTCGCTTCATCGTAGGTTTCCCGTATGTGATTGATGAGATTTATAGCACCTTGTATCACATGCACTGCGCGGCTTTCGATCAACGAACTTTGGTCGCGGCGAGTAGAAGCGAAACTGTCTAATTCGTCAAGTATGCTACGGGTTTTCTTCTGCAAAATCTAAACCTCCATGGGGCCTTGTATTTATTATTTTGGCTTGTTATACAAGGATACATCATTTTTGAATTTCTTACCGCAGTGGCGATCGCACAAAGAAATACGGCCTTCTTCGGCACTGGGCAGATTCCACGACTTCCTCACTTGGTCAAACCAGTCCATGGCGGCTTCGATGCCAAGCTCGATGGCATTGTTGTTCCCTGACATACCGGCGATCAATGAATTTTGATGCGACAACCAGCTACCTTTGCCGTAGGTTTTGGGATAAAACCCCAGGTAACAACAGGGATAAACTTCGCCATTGGCGGCGATGTAAATCTGTTGATATTTCATGCTTTCGCAGTCCAGAGAATCTGACAAGGGTTCTTCGTAGATTTTACCGGCCTGGGAACGCTTCATATCCAAGAACTCTACAAAACTGATCTCGGGATGCTGATAATCCCCTAACACACGAACAAGGTCCCCGTTTTTGTCAAAAACCGGGCCCGAGTTCCTGCCGTGATCCACCAATGTGAGATCGCGGAAGCCCAGTTCGCGTGACATCTTCACGCATTCGTCGATCTGATGCTCGTTGTGTTTGAACTTGATCATCTTCCAAAAAGCAAGGCCGCCGGCATCGATGAATGTTTTGGCATTTTTTATCACTGTTTCCCAGCGTGTGTTCTGTCTATACAGGTGATGTGTGTCGGCCAAACCGTCGATGCAAAACATCACCATTGGTTTCATGAGACCCAGCTCATGCCAGAATTCTGAATTACGGGCACCACCATTGGTACTGATCACTATATCTATTTTGGGATTGTGCGACTTAAAATACCGGAATATTTCTAGGCTTTCGGGATTCATCACGAAATCGCCAAAGTTTCCATTGACCATCACACGGGTTATCTGCTTCAGGAAATCAGGAGTAAACACCGCCCGGGCATGATCCAATGTGAAATTCACCTCAGGATAACCATCGTTGTGCGGATATCCATGGAAATTCCTGGGGCACTCGGGGCAGATGGCATTACATAGTGTGCTTAATTCGAGATGCACATCTCGTACCTGTTTATAAGGTATCATTCTGATTTTGCTTTGAGAGAATTCAACATGCTTTGCAATTTATTACTTTGCACCGCTGCAGATACTTTTGGCGTTTCTGCATTATCATTATTTACTGTTTCTGCTGTGTTGAGATTGCTCCGGGGTTTGATCTGTCCCAGTATCGAAGACCCCATGCTTCGTGGTGCGTCTTCGCCATCAGTTTGTTCCAAGGTGTCAGTGATGCGCATGGTCTCGATGTCATAGGCTAGATCGATCTTCTGCCCCACACCATTACTGGAACGAGTCTTCATGGCTTGGATCTGATAGCGACCACGCTCACGCATGGCCCTGCTGGTAAAGATACCAAACACATTGTCTGCTGTGTTGATCTTAGAAATACCACCGGAGATGTGGCTGTGGTCAAACTCGATCTCTTCCACAGCGCTACGATTTAACTGCGAAGCTGTCACTAACAGGATGTTGAGTTCATCACTCAAGTTACGCAATTCTTCTGACACATACTTGTCTTTGACGAACAAATCATTGGGCGATACCTTGGCGCTCACAGGCATCAGCAAGTCCAGGTAGTCCACCATGACGAAGTCTACCTTCATGCCAGTCTGGATCTGTACTTCTTTCAAATAAGCACGGATGTCATTGATGTTTGATTGTGCTGGCAAGGCTTTGATCTGATAGCGGCCCGACTTCTTGCCCACTAGGTTGACCTTCATGGTGGCCGTGTCGAGATCCTTGCGGATGTCTTTGGTGCCCATGCTTGCCAGCATGGCCGTGGTGCGTAGCGTACACAGTTCTTCTGACAGCTCTAGACTGATGTAGACACCACTCAATCCCTGTTGTAGCCAGTTCAAGGCCATGTTCATCATGACCAATGACTTACCTGATCCTGATCCGCCTGCGAAGATGTTCAACTGCCCACGGCTGAATCCACCATACAAGACCTTGTCGAGACTGGGCCAGCCTGTGCTGACTTGCCCACCGTTGTCGTAGTAACTCTCGATGGCGCCGCGGGCATCGTGGAAATAGTTGGTACCCATGTCTTTGGTCAAGGAAATCTGTACAGCATCCTTGACCAGTTTCTCTACGGGATCATACTCGCCTTTTTCGATCATGTCTGCGGCTTTGAGGATAGCCCGTTCCAATTCCTGTCGTTTAGAGAAACCTTCGAACTCTTTTAAGAACCACTCGTTGTGTCCATCGCCCACATCAGGGACTTCTCGTAACTCTACGCCACATGCGGCTTTGACTTGCTCTCGCGTGGGCAAGGTCTTGTGGTCAGTGGCATGCTCGCGGAAAAACTCGGCCGCGCTTCTCAGGCTGCGATCAAAGTTTTCGGGGTTGTAGATGTTTTGCACACGGATGAAATTCTGTGCGTCCTGGAGCATCATCTCCAAAAACAGTTTCTGTAGATCTGGGGAATAGTCTTTCATGGGTTAATTATATAGCCTTTTCTTATGCAACTCAATCTTTAATCGTCCACGCACCCGGGCGGCCAATATGCTTTTGAGCACAAACAGTTGTCCCAACTCGGCTACCGCCTCTGATATGTCTTTGTAGTCTTTCTGCCATATGGGGTAACTCACGGTCCAACCATATTCGATGGCAGCATCTATGAGCGCAGATCCCGCACGGTCCGCGTCAGGCACTACTATGACTTCGCGATCCAGGTCTTCGATGATCTCTGCCTGTCGCAAAGATATCCTGTTACTTAAAACAGCCACGCCACCGATGGCTAGAGCATCAAAGGGTCCTTCTGACACGATGACAAACTTGCTGTCGGCTCGCTGATGATCCACGCCATACACATAGTCGGGCTCGTAGTTTGAGTGATACTTGGGTCGGACATCATCGTCGATGCCACGAGCCGTGTAGCCTATGATCTCACCACGCCAAGTGAACGGGATTATGATGCGCCGATGTAGATTGTAGGCAGTCTCGGGTGTCCAGTAAAAGTCCTGCGAGGACAAGTCCAGGCCTCGTTCAGCGGCATATACCACAGCGGCATGGAACTCACGGGGCACGTCCCGGTCATCGTTGAGCGTGTAGAAGTTGCTGAGTGCTTGGAATGTCTGTGCTTCCTGGGGCAGGTCACGCTTCTTGAATGTGATCTCTTCGCGGGGCTCGTCGGGGATGGCTTCGGGATTGACCAAGTCCTTGATGCGCAAGGCTTCGATGCCTAACCGCTGGATGGTGTTTTCGTCGGCGCCCAACCAGCCCAGCAATCGCTTGAAGCGGAAGTTGAGATTGCGCCCAGGAGTATAGTTGGCCTTGTAGCCACAGTTGAAACAGTGATAGTTGATGGCACCGGTTTCGTTGATGATGTAGCCGCCTCTGCCACGACGATCCGCGCTTTCGCCGTTGTGTGCGCAACAGGGTGCGTTGAAACTGGTCCAGCCCGAAGACGAAGTCTTTTTTCGGGCAGGAGTCAGTGATTGGAAGGCGTCGCGGATCGCATCTAGCATCACGCTAGTATACAGGATTTTTTGGCAAAGTCAAAGAGATTTTGGTTATGCCAGACCGTAAATGGATTTGGTAGCATTGTAGTTCTGTGCCACTTGGCTGGCTGTGAGTGCGGCGTTATACAATCTAGTGATGCCTATGCGACCGTTCATATATTGGCTATACTCACCACCGTTGTACGAACCTATATACAAGTTGGCCGATGTATTGAGTATGCTGGAGAAACTGTGTGACCTGCTGCCTGCACTGACTCCGTTGACATAGGCTTCCAATGAGTTGGTGGCCACATTCGTCCAGACATAAGTTACATGCGTCCAAGTGTTCAGGGGTAATGTATAAAGAGCGGTGTCTACTACGGTGCTGCCGTTGCCTATCTGGGCATAAATGCCGGCTCCTTGGATGCGGATACTGTATGACACATCTTGTGAAGCACCGCCCGGATCAAACTTGCCCAATACCACTTTACTGCCAGTGGCACTGCTCAAATATACCCAGGCTTCCATGGTCCAGTCGCCCGATCCAGGTTCCAATGCGGCTGTATCGCCAATGGCGATCTGGCTGCTGGTTCCGTTGTAGACAAAGTAGGGATCAGTGTAGGTGATGTTGCTCATGGTACCGTTCAGAGAGGAACTAGCCAAGTTGGAGATGGCAGTGCCTGTGCCGGGATAACTGGCAGGATCAGCAGGATCATACCACAACACCAAGTTGGAGGTGACTATCTCGGGTTCAACGAATCTATCACGCAGGGCATAGTAGTTCTGCTGGATCTGCTCCTGTGTGAGTTTCTTGGTATACAAAAAAGTATTAGCGACGTAGCCAAATGGTTGTTCGGTACCTACGCTACCTATATACCAATGGCTATTACCTGCGGCCGAGGCCGTGGTAGAACCCACCAGCACACCATTGATGTAGAACTGCTGTCCTGAACCGTCGCCGACCACGGTCCATTGTGCCCATACATCAGCGAGATCACTGACATCGTAGTTGGCAGTGACGAAATTAAGTCCATTGTTATCCCACATACCTAAATCGTCGGTGTTTATGTTGGTCAACAATGGATGATCATTGGGACTGGTGCGGAATAGTGTACGGAAGGTCGAGTTGCTGGTATTCATCCTGGCCCAGGCGATATATGTGAAGCCCGTGGTGGGCAGCACTGGGCCTATGACATTGGCCGTGATTTGTCCTGTGGTCGTACAATCAAAACATTTCACACCATCCAGTACAGTATAGATACCAGCACTTGATAGATTCTGTGTCTGGCCATTACCCGATAGATCAAAAACACTTGTGCCGGTACCGGAATAACTGGCCGGGTCGTTGGCGTCAATCCAGATAGCTAAATTTTGAGTGACAATGCTGGCATCTACTACACGCACACCCTGTAATCTCACACCCGATATGATCATTAGTACAATCTTTCAATACTGATAAAGTTGTTGAGATAGGCAGGACCTATCATCAGTGTCACACGATACATCCTGCTGTTGGTTTTGTCATAGATGGTGTATTGTGCGCTATTGCCCTCGGCCACGAAGTTCCAACTGAACAGAGAACCGGATTCTGTGGTAGTGACCTCGAGATTGTTGACAGAATCTCCACCCGTGCCGCCTGAGCCACCGTACCATGCTCCTATGTTGGCGAAGAATGATCCGGATACTGCGGCTACGCTCAATCCACGATTGCCGGTCGTTGGCACCGTGGCCTTGAGATTGTCCAAGGTCACAAATGCGCCAGCATCGACTATGCCACTGACTTTCCAAAGCAGTTCGCCTCCAACATTGTTGGGTGCCTTAGTGAGGTCTATGTAAACGCCTCGAGCGTTGCTGCCGTTTTCAAATAATCTCAGTTGGTCCTGAAAACTGTCAATTACGAGACTGGTACCGTCTAGTGTAGTGTTTGCTGCCGCTGGTAAAGAAAGGTTTATCTCACCACCTTCGTCACCCACAGAGTTGGTTGAAACCAATACTGGTGCCGAGAACGATCCAGTGTCGTCCATGGTCGCTGTATAACTACCGGCCACCAGTTCTACATTGGCCGATGTGCCGACCACATCTCCGGTGATGGTGATGTTGCCTTCAAAGTTATTGGCGGTCACTGTGCCCGATACTGTGAGGTCACCAGTGACAGTATCTGTTATGTAACCAGCGTCGTTGGTGAGGTCGCTGATGTTTGTTGGGACATCGGCTGGTGTGTATTCTACAGCGATCGCGCTGCCTACGGTGCTTACTGAAAGGGCTCCGTTACCGCTGGGCAAGTTTGTGATTTGGCTTACGCTGGTCGTGCCGGTCCAAGCAGTGGTTTGTACTGTGCTGTCTGGGAATGTCACGGTGCCATCGACACCAAATGTCCAGACATTATTGCTGCCTTCCATACCACTGTCTGTGGTGAGATTTATACCTAACCCGATTGGAGCATCAATCCTAAACACTGGCGTACCTGCTCCACCTTCGTCGCCGATGAAACTTCCATCTTTGAAATAGATGTAGTTTGGAACGGTCAGATCCCCATTCGTGTCAAATGTCCATTCCTTGCCGGCATTGGTACTATCGGTGCGCAGGTTGATGTTGCCGATTGCTGCCAGTTGAGCCCTATTGCTGTTATCGGTATCATACAATACTAATCCAGCATTGTCGTCTACAGGATGTAATGCGCCCTTGACAGGTAGATAGATCGCACCATCTGTGCCAAGCGTCCATTGGTTGTCGTTGGCTTTGAGGTACAAGGGAGGATTCAAACCTGCGCCAACACTGAAGTGACTGATTTCGCCGCCCAGGAACAACTGTGCTCCACTGTCGTCCTGTGTACCACCAGCACGGATGTGTATGTGGTTGGGTACTGTGGGATCTACTATGAGATACTGATCGTTGCCATAGCCGCCGTTGTTGTAGTGCAATTCGGCGTCGGGAATCAGTTTGATGGTGTCAAAGCCGTAGGTTTGATCGCCGCTGTCGTCACCTGAACCGTAAAAGACACCGGGGGCCAAAACCTTGCTTCTCAAGTGGACTCTCTTGCCGTCAAATATCAAGAGTTCTAAACTATTCCTGTCAGTGTCTTGATTATACTCGCCCTCATAAAAGCCAATCTCACCATATGGGCGTATCTCACTGTCATTGCTGTCGTTGGCGCTGTTGCCTTCGACTTGACTTACATTGATTCTGCGTATTCTTGCCATTTTGACGGGTCCTTGTTAATCGTAAATTTCTTCGCCATAGAAGACCTTGGCGGTCCAATGGATCTTGAGTGTTTTGGCTTCTCCGTCAATCCTGCGATAACTGATGGTGCCTTCATTCTCCACCAACCACAGGTCGTCGTTCTCGCTGTCAGTGCTGCCGCTGGAGACTTCAGTGTGTGCGATGTTGCCGTCACCGTCGTCGTCAACTATGTGTATGGTTCCGATCCAAGTGGCCTCGCCCGTGAAAGCGTGGTAGTCGATGACTGCTCCGCGGAAGTTTGCCGAACCGCTGGGCAGATCGTTCCGATCCCACCATACAACAGGAGCAGCACCAGTGTCGTACTTGAAGTAGATGGTATCGCCTTGATTGTAGGTGAACGGTCCACCATTGGCCACACTGATATTCATTTCGGTCCCATCGTTGCCGTAACCGTTGTAGACATACCAGTTGACATTGTCTAGGCTGAATTGTATAGTGGCATTATCGGTGATGCCGTACGAAGCAGGATTGTTGAGGATCTCATCGATGGTGGTATCAGCGTTGACGATCCAGATGTTGTTGTCATCAACCACAGTCCTGCCTGCTGTGGTAGTGAGGTAGACAGTATTTCTTTGCGTCACGCTCACGGTACTCTCGCCGGTCACCTCTTCAATCCTGCGGCCTGCTGACGCTGTGGATTTGACTCGACCAACTCCGTCAGCTGATGTCAACACTGTACCGTCGGCAAATGTGATGCCTTGTTGCAGTTGGGTGATATCTAGTTCACGGCGTGTGTAACTGAAACCGCCGCCGGCGTTATTTTGTGTCCAACTCAACCATTCTATGGCATAGTATTTGCCTGTATCAGGCACATACATCACTGCTTTGGATCCTGGAACCACGTTTCCTAGATTAGCATTATAGGCAGCATAGAAATTGGTGTAGACCCTAGTTTCAACATCGCTCAGATCATCCCAGCCATCAATGTTCCACTGGGTACCACCTGGACTGGTAGCACTATCCCAAGACCCTTCGCGATAAGGGTTGTAGATGCCTTGGTTGTCGCCACGAGTGATGGCGACACCAGCACCTTCTCCGTCGTCGGGAACGATGATGTCAACTTGACTACCGTAGTCAGTTTTTACAAAGTAGTTGGGATCTGTGACCTGTGTCCTGGTATAGGCAAAACTACCACCATTGTTCTGACCCCAGTCTGAGAACGCAAACTTGTAATACTTGTCGTTGATGGTGTCGTGCATGATCAATTCAGCACCAATGATGTTGTTGCCAATTGAACCACCAAGAGCAGATCGTAGAGTGGTGTAGCTTCTCGTACCTAGATTCAGTAGATCTCCCCAACCGTCGCTGTTCCATTCGGTACCAGCAGGACTGGTGTGATTAGTGTTGTCATAACCAACCTCAGAGTCTATATTATAAAGCGCATACTGACTGCCTCGAGCCAGAGTCAAACCTGTGTCGATGGCATCGGTTTCTGTGCCGCTCGCTGTGCGGACGAACTCAACTGGTGTGCCCAACACTGCTGGGGCAGTGATGAAAGGATAGTTGGTCAGTTCTAGATAACCGACTTCGTTGCTACTAGCAACAGCCTCGTCCACGTAAGTCTCGGTAGCTAGACCAGTTAAGTCTGGGGAAGGGATGGCAGCGATGGCCGAATCAACATAACTAATATCTGCTTTGAGTGCCAGCGACGATGCCGTGGCACTGTCTAAGTCTCCGATTGATGTGTCAACATAGGCTTCGGTGGCCAGCCCAGTGGGATCAAATGCCGCGGGCTTATCTGTCAAGTCATCGTAACTGCCCGATGTGGCTACAGTAGCAAGGTCTGCGGAGTTGGCTTTGTTGGCCAGCGTGGTCAGGATATCTGCGATGGAATCGGAGTTTTCTCCAAAAGCATCTGCTAGTTCTTTGAGTGTGTCTAGGGCTTCGGGAGCACCATTGAGCAGATCAGCTATGGCCTGTTCGATCAGTGCTTGTGTAGTCGTAGCAGTGACCGCAACGATCTCGCCGCCGGGTGTTTCTCCGTCGTGTATGCGCAGGCAGTTTAAATCCGTGTCGATGGTGACTTCGCCCAGGAGCCCAGTGTAGGCTTCGCTTTGGGCAGTGTTGCCGCGCTTCAGTAATACTTTCTTAATCTCAATGGTGTTCATTCTAGTGTCCCTGCGTCTAGGATAGCGTCGTCCACACTGGGCGATGACTGGCTGGCAGCATAGTAGGCTTCGCGCACTTCCATGGGAATGGGAGCACCAAAGTTGTCGTCTATGTACATGGGCTGTTCGCTATTATCTGATGTTTTAATGGCCTTGAAAGTGATGTGATAGAAACGCTGGTCCAAGGCCAGCGCAGTGGTCTTGTCAATGACAAAACTGCCTAGGCCTTTAGCGGCGTCTGACATTGTCACAGCGAAACTCTCTACAGTGACACGGTTCAAGGGGTCTTGTATGTCGGCTTGCACAGCATAACCTGTGACATTGAAGGGTCGTTGTTCTTGGTTTTTTATCACCACTTGTATGGGGTTATCTATGCCTTGATAGATGGTCACGGGTCTTGAGTACACTCGTCTGCTCCTTGGGCCATTGGAGCTGTCGTCCAAAAATTGGACCTCCAATTTGTTAGCATATAAATAAGTCTGGATGCGTTGCATTATTTGATATTTATCGGAAACCGTGGAAGAACAGGACTACCTCAGACAGCTTTTATCACAGTACCCATTCCTGAGTTACCTTGTCTACGGCGGTAACGAGTACATCGGTATCATACAGAACTGTGACGAACAAATCACCACACTCTATGATTTTGGTCTACTCAGAGATACTCAGCAGAAACAGCGTTTCCTAGAACTAGGGGAAGCATGGTGGTGGGAAAGCAATCGCATCATACCCATCAATGTGTTTTTAAAGCAGGATTGGGGAGTGTTTAAATTCTGCATCCGTACCATGAACAGCAAGGACGTGGATGTAAGGATGGGCCCTCAGATCAATCTCAAAGACATCGGCGCCAAGCGCAGCAAGCGACGTTCAATCACCTTGGTCCGCAGGACTGCTTAACTGTAGCCCTGGCTGACGCCTTCACAGATCAGATTCATATGCACTGCTACCAGATGCGCATAGGCCACAGCGTGGCTTTTCTTGAAGTAATACCCATCATCAGCGGGACGTTCCCACACTGTTCGGGCCACTTCTGCCCAAGGTCGTCCAATGAGATGACGTTTGGCTGGACGTATCACGCTCAAGAACATGGCCATCCGTGGGATACTGTCTACGGGTTCGGGCATCTGCATCAATGTGCCATGGTGATTACCAATGTGTATGACCAGGCTGCAGAATCCTGGATCCCTGAGTAGGTCCCACAAGGGTTCAGTGGTCATAAGTTCTTGTAAATGCTCTTCGCTCCTCACGCTCTGATACACACCCACATTCAGCAAGTCCAGTTTCATGTAGCCGCGATCTTCGGCCTGCTCGTGATCGATGGCTGCTAGTCCAGTAAAAGGATCTATGGGTATGTCAGTGACATAGATTCCTGTGTTGTGTTTGATGAGATTTCCA